CAGTCACGCGGCACCCAGATGGGTTTACGACTTTCTTTCATCATCTTATGCATACTCCATGCATTCGCGGCTGAAAATCGTATACACGGGTCAGAATACGTTGTATTCGGTGACGATATTGTTGCTCGTTGGACTTCTTCTCAGTACGGTCATTATCTCTTTAACATGAAGTCACTAGGCTTTGTTATGAATGAAGTTAAATCGTATCAGTCTGATAGGTGTTTTACCTATTGCGGACAGACCTTTTTGTTAAACAAGGGTTTTGTTCAAGTTCCTGATATTAAGTCTCTTCTTCAACCAAAAACTGGTGTTATCGATGATCCCATTTTACGAATGAGGTCTCTAAACCAAGCTGAACGTCTTCATTGTTCTAAAAGAGAAATTCCTATATTTGACGCCATATTTAGATCGAAATTTTCTCCTGAAATTCGAAATAGCCGAAGGCTCAAAGTTGAGCCTTTTCTTCCTGAGGTATATGGCGGTCTGGGTTGCAAACCCTTTAATTGTCAAGGAGCTCGAAGGTTCCGTGTCAACGTACTCTTAAAACAAATCCTCAAAAATCTTCCTGTAGAGTCCAGGAATCAGACTGTCTTAAGACTAAAAGCCTGTTTTGCTCCAGTTGGTTCAACCAAGGAATTTGCCGAATTCCATTTTAGGCTGAATAACTGGTTAAGTTTAAAAACCTGTCGTGTGGAGACAAGTCTGACCTCAGACGAGGTCGTAGAAAGCCTCGAAGCCAAATTCATGCAACGCGAATCATTTGAAATTTCACAGGGTCAAACAAAGGTTAAAGTTAGTACTCGATTTATAGATTGTCGTAATCATCTATATCGAATTCTCTATCAACTCTCTGTTTTGTGTCCGCAAAATTTCAAAGATTGTCCTCCCGGGCCGTGGAGGACTAAGGTTCAGTGGGCTGGCTCTAATGTAAAACATTTTACACTCGGTAGCATACCTGAGGGTCCAAAATCAGAATATATTTCCGCGCAGTATATTGCTGAATTGCTCGAACTTCAATCCGTTTCAATTGAAGATGTAGAGTCCCATATTAAGGGGAGTCCGATGTCCGTGGTTAATTCCAAGATTAACTTCTGGATGAATGAGGAGGATCAGAAAGAACTTGATAGTATAGTCAATTCCTGCTTGGGTTTGGCCGCAATCGTGCCCAAGTCAGGTTGGCCGGATCTAATAAGTTCGATCCTTCCTCCAAAGACAGGATTCATAAAGCCTAAGATGACGATGTCTAAGCTTTTGTTTAACGATGTGACTCCTAAAGATTCTACGGCTAAAACTGTGACGGTGGATACGCCCACCCTCTCCAGTCGTCAACGTAAGATCTTTAAGAGAAACTTTGGTTCTACCAACGTCATAACAAGAGCGAAGAATCGAAATATTCCAAAACCGATCAATCCGACTGTCGAGAGGAAAGCTCAACAGTTTGTAGTACTGGGAAAGTCTTCGATGAGACCGCTGAAGGAAGTCTCTGAGACCGTACCATTTGCCGACCAACCAGAAGTTGGCTTTCGCTATACGATGCTTAACCCTGTTTATCTGGCCTTCAGACAACAAGGTTATACTGATAGTGAAAGCAGGAGTCTTGTGGATGGAAAGATACTACCGGAAAGAGGAG